CCTCTTTGGGAAGATATGACCATGCGCATGCTGGGTGAATCGTTTTTGAAAAGCGAAAAAATATCGTTTTGGAACAACATTAATGGTATTTCCATCAGTCCGAAAAAAGCGTTTTCAATCGTGAAAATATGGCTCAAGAGCCAGGATGTTGTCGACCCACATATGTTTCACTTCCCTTCTTGCTACAATGGCGGATTCATGTATCGTTCCAATCAACAAAACATAGATGAAAATCATCAAAGGATGATGACAACAAAAAAAGAAGATGACTCTACTTGCTCACGCACGTAGGAGCGATGGCAAGCGTGATAGTACCCAAACTCGCGATACAATATTGTACAACCAAAGGCAGATTATTGCGCAGACTGAGTTCAACGGTGTTTGAAAGATTGGTACATTTGGTAAACATAACCAGATAGCGCAGATTGAAGACGCCTTGTGTGATCTTGTCGATGTTTTTGTTGTAAATAACGACCTTGTTCTTTTTATTTTCTTCATCGCTCTCATTATACGGCGTATCCGTGAGAACGGTTTCTTGGAGACAAAAATCCCCCTTGCAAGAAAATATGAGTTGATTGTCGATGTTTTTGATTTCCACCTCGTTGGCGATATTCGACATATCGCGTACGATCTTCTGAAAATCGCTCGAAGGAAGCGTCACGATAGAATTATACTCGATGGGATCGATATGAATTTGTTCGGGATCCAAATCATAGAGGTCCAGTTTGTAAGTGGTGCGCGTATTCTTTTGGTTATTCTCGATTTTGATACCCAGATAGTTCATGCCGAAACCATCTTCTTTCTCTCCGTCCATAAATAGTGTAAGCGTATCGCCGTTGTTGATGGTCTTGATCAGTTTGTAAAAGTTGATCATATTGACCCCGATAGAAATCTTTTTATCGCAATGATAGTACTCAAACTCACTGGCTTTGAGTTTGAGATGGATGATGACAATATGTGCCGTGTCTACGGTGAATATTTTCATACCCGTCTCATCGAAAATAATGGACGTGTCGATGAGGAGCTCTTTGAGCGCCTCTATGAGGACTTTGAAGGCGCTCGCTTGAATGGTTTTAATTTCCAAGCAATATCTTCCCATGATGCTACTTTCTTCCAAAATCTCAATACCGCTTTAAGTCGTTTTTCAACGTGGACACTTGGCTTTTTAGATATAATATCTCGGATTGCATCTCATGCACGGCTTCGACCAGAAGGGCCGTGACGTTTGCATATGCCACACTCAAATAACCTGTGTTTTCATCTTCTTGTACCAGCTCCGGGACGTGCTCATGTACCTGTTGTGCGATAAAGCCGATCCTCTTCTGTTCTTTTGATTGTCCTTTTCGGTTAAAATATACGCCACGCATAGACATGACCTTGGCTAAAGCATCTTCAATATCATGAATGTTTTCTTTCCCTCGCATATCCGATGCACAGATGAGCTCATCCTCGATACGCACCATTCCATTGACGTCTAATGTGTAGCAAGGCTGATCTTTTCCGATACCCAACCTTTGTTCTTCTGGATCCCAATGGAGGCCAACAGGACTCAGTATATCTTGCGTTCCGTTCCCCACGAGTATCTTGTCTTTTGTGTGTGTGTTTTTCCCTGTTCCTCCGCGATCTACAGAAAGGGTGCCCAGTGTTATGGTATCCGCATCCACATCTTGGATATTGTAGCCGTTTTCTATGCTGCCGTTAATGTGAACCACGCCATCTACCACGAGGTTTTTATACATGTGACAATCGTTCATGACCGTCAATTGATGCTGAATTTGCATGTCGCGCAAAAGGTTGAGACCATTGTCGTTTATAATGACTACAGGATGCGTGTTCGTAGATATTCCTATTTCGCCTTGGCTAGAGTGGTATATCCCGGTACCGCTATCATCCCTCCAAGCGTATGTGGGGTTCCAATGAGAATTCGATAGAAATTCGTCGCTTTCCTCGAAATGCATGGAAAACATGTTGAGAACTCGCGCATTATTAAATATGTTGTGTGTGACAGATAAATCGCGCGGATCTACTTTGAAAAGTTCGCCCCCGGATACATAAAGCGAGCCATCAAAGGACCATGTTACGCCATATAACGGTTTATCTGTCAATTTTGCATTAGCTATCAATCGTAAGTCTGCATCAAATTGAAAGAGTGTGCCTTCATGTGTCACTACATATATCAAACCATCTAATCCACGATGGATGTCATTGATGCGACCTTGAAAGTTATAATTCATATTTTGTTTCACTTTTAATGCCGAATCCAACAAGCCTGCACGATATTCCGATGTTATACTGTCAACATAGCCGATGTACACATTACCTTGCCCATCTACCGTCAATGCGTGGATATCATAGGACACAAACGTATGTTTAATTCTACGCGCAAGGCTGATCCCGTATCCTATTTCGTAAATGCTATTGCTATTGTTTACGACATATAATGTATTACGTGTCGGATAAATCGCCATGAGTTTGATATCTTCACCCACGGTCACGGTATTTTCGAGGCTACGTTCTAATGATGTCGCAGAGTGTTTATAGATACTATCTCTTCCTAACAAGAGGTTGCCTTTGTTGTCTACGGCGCTGCGCAGAACATTTATTATACCGGTATCCCTACGCCTAAATTCATTAAAATTATGCGGGAAAACAGAACTTATTTCCCCGTTTGCATATGTTATGTACAACAGTCCATTGCTGTATGTTACCCAAGTGACGTTATCAAAATTTTCTTGTTTAATAAAATTGAGATCCTCATCATAATGACCTATCGTATGCGACCCGTCTTCTTTCACATAATATAAGAACAATCCAAACGATAGTGGAGAAGATGGACCTTTAAACCCCTTGGCCTGTGTCATAATGAAACCGGACAGGGATTCGATGTTTTCTTCCACGGCAAAAGAGGTTTCGTTGGGCTCGGTAGCTCCGGAAGGGTCATCACCACCATCACCGTTACCTCCACTGGGAGTCTCATCTTCTACGATACTTCCTAATCTTAATTTTCCGATAATGCGCAAATCTTGTGCTATAACCACATTTTTATGCATATGTACGTTTTCATGCATATCAATTTGGTTGTTTACATTTACGGGACCATTGAGTACCGTATCTTGTGTCACGACCAGTTTATTCGTTGTGAATTGTCCTTGTACATCTAAATTCTGTTGCACCAATACATCTTCTACGGCCAGTACGTCCTTGAAAAAGGTGGATTCTTCCTGTACTTTTAATGTATCCAACGTTGCATCTCTATTTTTTACGCGAATTCCACCCTCAAAAATAGCATATTCATCGATGGAAAAGGTGCCTTTAATGTCAAAATCATGCATAACGGTGAGTGTTTCCAATGTCGTATGTCCATCGACCGTCAGGTTTCCCAGATGCGTATCCATTCCATTGCGCTGAATCATATTTTTTTCAAAAAAGACATCATCATGGTGGGTAACGGTGTCGTGAAACACGCAGGGAAAGTTGGCATCTAGTTTTTGATCAAGAACTAAAGGTTGTGTAAAAGTAATCTGATTGCTCGTTACATCCCATACGTCGGTAAGGTTGAACCGTCCGTGTAAGGTAAGATCATCTTTTAATTCAGTTGCGCCTTGTACCGTCAGCTCTTTTTGGATGGTTGCAGTATCATTCACAAATATTGATGATTCGATATAGAAAGGTTGATTAAATTTGAGTTCCTCCGTATTGAAATTGACATTTCCTTGAAAGTTGATGTCACCATAGACATCGATCCATGCATTTTTCTGGATGATCAAATTGGAGCTCACATGAATGTTGGGGACGTTAATTTCCTCTGACACCGTTATATTTGATGCATGTATACGTGTCATTTCTGCATACGGGGTTTCCATTCGCGATGCGGACAATTTCTCACTCACATCGACTTGACTAGCGGTGATTGTGTGTGTAGATACGCTGTTATCGGCTTTGATGTCATGAGATGCATGAAGTCTGTCCGAAAAAATGTGCGTAATACTGGGGTCTACTTGCATACATAGTTTGTCATTAGCATACATAGACAAAGAGACGTTTTGTGTATTATTTGGACCGTACGTGGATATTATGCTATTGCGTTTTTGATCATTATCATGCTCGAAATGAAGACAAACATGCGGAGATGCATAGCTGCGTAAAACCGTTTCGTTTGACCCGCTTTCGAACAAAAAAGATGTATTTTGCGCATCTTTTGCATTATCCAGAGGAGCCGAAAAGTGGAATGTTGCCTCGGGATTACTCGTGTTAAATCCTTGTCGACGCAGGTTTCCGTCCAAGAATACATGAGGGAATAATGCATGCGTCTCACCTATTCCCCATTGCAAACATCCTACATCATGCGTCAAAAAAAAGGTGTTGTTTGACTTTGGTGCAAGAAAAATATGTGCGTTGTTTTGTGGGTCACGCGTGCAAAAATCTAAATTTACCTGATGATCGGTGCTGTGTGCATGCAAGTATTCCTTTCCAGCATCTTTGGTGCCATTGATAAAGAGGCCATCTTTTCCCCAAATCGAAACCTGATGCACATCCGCTTGAAAGGTGACATTTGACGCATCTTGTCCAAAGAATAAGAAAAAGTGTTGATCGGTGTACTTTGTCTTTATCCTAATATCATTGGATCCGGCAAATATTTGCTCATCCGATTGATCTACGATTTCAAAAGTACCCAATGGCAAACTAAAGCTTTCTAAATATGGATCTAAAGATTCTACAGCGTCTGTGATGGCATACATATATTCCCTTTATATAATATAATGTTGTGTTTCTTCAGATAAATATTTCGAGTTTTCTTGCGTACAAAGTCAGCCCATATGATGTATAAACGCAAATGCATCATAAAAGAAAAAAGAAATAAATCAAGAGGAACCACTTGTAATTTTGATGTTGATCGCATGATCAAGAGTGCTCCGTGAGTCGTGAATGGGTTTGGTGCGTTTGAGACGCATTCTCTCTTTATACTTGTTGATCCTATCGGTATCTAAAGGAATGTAGTCATTGTTATTGTTGATATCACATTCGTTGATCTCTTCTATTTGTTGGTTTACAGAAATCATAGGGGGAAAGTTGACATGGTTGTGTTTATCCTGGTGTGAATACTTGCGGAACTCGTCGATAGAAAGATATCCTCCAAACATTTTAAGGGAACACCTGTGCGGCGCAGGCTTGATAACACGATTTCCGTAATTTACCTTGCGTCCCAAAAAGTGAATCAAGTTGCTTCTTTCCCAGATTTCGTCGACGTGATTATTGGAATATATGTTGTAGGCTAAAGCACACTCGAGACTGCAAAAACAACCAAAGACATGGAATTTCTCATTCGTATATTTGATAGGAATACCAAAAGGGACGGTGAAAAAACGATGGCAACACCAAAAGCATGAGATGTTTGTGCTCGCCGGCCATATGCCTCCATTTTTCTTTTCGTCAAACTCGCGCAAGAGTTGCACTATTTTACATTCGGTCTGTTCTTCTTCTTTCTGTGATGGTTGAACCAAGGACACAGATGCTCTGTCTTCGAGTTGTGCTGCCGAGTTGTCCGGTTTGTTATTCTGATTCATTTGACAATAGTCATCTATGTTGTAGTACATCATATTAGGTGGATAATAAGCACTCGGAGGTTGGTTTGCATTATTGTCACTATGTGGCTCATTAAGTTGATAAAATTGTTCCAACTCATCGTGCTTTGCATCGTTGTTATGTGTATTTAGATGAATAATGATTTTTTCATCGTGTATTTCGTCGCTAGGGGGAGCCGTTGTACCCTCATCGCATCCACACACATTTCTCCCTTCTGTTCCTTTATCTTTATCATCGGATGGGGGCTTTTTCTCGATGCGAATACTCGTAACTTGTTCAAGAGAAGCATGTGGGGTGTTTGCAATATTCTTTTGCGCTTGCGCGTTTTTACGTGGGCGTCCCACTTGCCCGCTCTTCTTTTGCTTGGTTTCTTTCTCGTCGGTAGATGTTGTATCTACGTCTTTCTTCACGCGTCCAGGCATTTGCACTTTTCTCAAATACACAACAACTCCTTATACTGATTTATGTTTGTACCGCTTTATCTGCGGTGGTTTTGGAAAGGAGTTCTTTGAAGCCTTGTACCAGTAACGCGGTAATTACTCCATAATTGATACCAAACATTCCGGTTTGTTCATTCTTATTGACAACTTCGGGGAGTATCGGCAGCACATCTTGGGCAATGAAGCCTATACAATCTGCATTGTCTTTGTTTCTCTTGTAAGAAACACCTTCGAGTGCACGTATCTTTTCTGTGGCATTTGCCAGTGGACGAATGTCATGTTTCAATCGTCTATCAGATTTTGCAATCACATCATCGTCAGCTTCGATGTTGCTCGAACTCGTAATATGCCCTGTCACATTGAAACCATTACTAGTTAGGTTTGCAACGTCATTACCCGTACGAGAAAATTTTATGTTTCCGTTTCCGTCTGAATACATACCAGAATTCCTATTACCTGTGAAACTGTATGTGGGGCTATCTTTACTCTTATCGGGTCCTTTGAATTGATTTGCGGTTTCAATGTGCGCATCATTATCAGACTTGATACCATCGGTTTGACTCACATATGCTTTACGTATACTACCGCAAGAGAAATTTATTGTCGATTCGTTATTGTTCCTCGTTAAGTAAAGCCCTGTACTCGTGTCATTGCAAAATGTGTAACTTGGCGTATTATCACTCCCATCATTTACCTCTATATTTTGCCCATACACATTGCTTCCTTTTATGTCGCCCAATACGTTGATACCACTAGATTCAATTAAAGCGATCGTGTTGTTGTTCCGCGTGAAACATAAATTGTCAGCACCCGATAAATACATGCCTGTCGTGGTAGCAGAAGTAAATGAAAACGCAGG